TGTGAGGCGGGACACGGAAAATTCGAGCAATTTCATTGATTTGGAATTTACGGGTTTCAAGGAACTGTGCCTGTTCTGGGGAAATGGAAATCGGTGTGTACTTCATTCCTTCTTCCAAAACCGCAACCTTGCCCGAGTTTGCTGATCCACCGAACTGGCTCTGCCAAGCTTCACGAACCCTGGACGGGTCCTTGATCGTACCAGGGTGTTCCAGTACGCCAGAAGGTGCAGCACCGTTGGCAAAGAACTTGGCACCGTACTCCTCGCAAGCAATCGCCATGCCGATGGCGTTCTTTGCCATTGCGATGGGACTGTAGCCCACCAGACCATCAAAGCCCAAGCCCGGAATGTGAAGCACATCGGAAGGCTTCAAAATTACGGTGTTCTGGGTATCACGGATTGCTTCGTCCGAACCTCGGTAGTAGCTGTAATATAGCTGTCCGTTGGAATCCCGCTCCACGGTCATTTTGTTAGGCATCAGCGGATACAGTGCAACGACCTCATTTTTGCCATTGCGGATGACCTGTGCATAGGCATTGCCCCAAAGGAGCAGATGGGTCATAAGGGTCTCTCGGAACACGAAAGAACTCATTTCCGGGTTCGGTTCATCGTGGAGTAGTCGATACAGCGGGTGGTCGATGGCTTTCTCTTTGCCACCACTGTCGGTGTATTTATAAACGTGCAGCGGTAAACCAGCCACCGCTTCTGCCAGGATACGGACGCAGGAATATACAGCGGTCATCTGCATTGCAGACCGTTCTGTGACAGCCTTGCCGGAAGTGGAGCCACCCAGGTAGAAGGTATAGGCACTTCCGGCAGTTCTGTTTTCAGGCTTGTCTCTGGATTGGAACAGCCCAGAAAAGATGCCCATTACGCATCACCTTCTTTCAGTCGATCTCGCAGAGCATCAAAAAACGCCCTGCCTTTTATGGGGAGTCCGGCAGCAAGCCGCTCCTCTTCAAAAGCAAAGCGTATTTCCAGTTGCTCTACAGAATAATGTTTCAAAAATGTGCGCCAGGTGCGGGAGTCCCAATCGCGCAGTTTTTCCCAGAGTTCTGGGAAGTGCTTTCGTAATTTGCGGAGTTCATCGTAGGACTGCAACGGGCAGCACCAACAAGAAACGCGGTGAAAAATGTCATACAGCCCATCCCAATCGAAGCCCCGTTCTTTGCAGTAGGCAAGGCAGTCCGACTCAGTCATACCCCATTCCACCAAAGGATAGCGGAAGTCGCGGATACGCTGTGGCTCATCGGCGGCAATACCGATATACTGAACCAACTCGTATTCCTTTGCCAGGTTGCGGAGATAGCGGTCAATGATCCGCTGTTTTAACATTGCAGTACACCAACGGTTTCTGGGGCCTGCCCAACTGTAACCTTTACGACCGAACAACTCTGGGTTCTTTCTCTTAGGCATATGCTCCAGGAGCAAATACTCAAAGGAGTATTCGGATTTTAGTCGCGTGATCGGTCTGCCGATATACTTTTCCAGCTTTTCAATGTGGTGGTACATACCATCAAACTCAAGTCCTGTATCACAGAAAAGAATGAGATCGACCGGCCAACCTTCTTCCAGCATTCGCAGGAGCATAGCTGTTGAGTCCTTGCCGCCGGAGAGCGAAACAATATGCAGTTTTTTCTTTTCCATTTCACACCTCCGTCAGATAAACAAAATGCCTCGGCTGTCATAAACCGAAGCACTGGTATCGTTGCCACAGCGGATCGCACGGTCGAGAGCCATAATCGTAGCAACAGCACCGTCAATCTTCTCTGTGGACTTTTCCTTGTCCGGCTTGATGTTACCGGCGGGGTCAGTGCGGATGAAGATATTATCCATCATCCATCGGAGAACGGGATGTCCCCCGTGGGCGACCTTTTCCTCAAGCACCAGTTTCATGAGTTCCTTGGTCGGCGGGGACATATCCTTAAAGCCCTGTCCGAAAGGAACTACCGTGAAACCCATACCCTCAAGGTTCTGCACCATCTGCACAGCGCCCCAACGGTCGAAGGCGATCTCACGGATGTTGTAGCGTTCACCCAGGCGCTCGATGAATTTTTCGATGTAACCATAGTGAACGACATTGCCCTCGGTGGTCTGCAGGAAGCCCTGCCGCTCCCAAACATCATACGGCACATGGTCACGCCGGACACGCAGATCAAGGTTATCTTCTGGTATCCAGAAATACGGCAGGATGATGTACTTGTCATCCTCATATTCAGGCGGGAAAACCAGAACCAGTGCGGTGATGTCTGTGGTGGAGGACAAATCCAGACCACCGTAACACACGCGCCCCTCAAGGTCATCCTCGGAGGTGGCAAAGGCGCATTTGTCCCATCTGTCCATCGGCATCCAACGGACTGCCTGCTTGACCCACTGGTTCAAACGGAGCTGCCGGAAAGCATTCTCCTCGCCGGGGTTCTGCTTGGCGGACTCACAGGCATCACGCACCTTGTCGATGCCCACCGTAATACCAAGGGAGGGGTTTGCTTTCTTCCAGGTTTCCGGGTCTGTCCAGTCATCGCTTTCATCCGCGCCGTAGATAACAGGATAAAAAGTGTGGTCGATTTTACGACCTTCGATGATGTCCTTGGCTTTCTGGTGGATCTCATAACAGATGGATTTGGTATCGTTGCCTGCTGTGGTAATAAGGAAGTACAGCGGCTGCATACGAGCATCACCAGAACCCTTGGTCATAACATCAAACAGCTTTCTGTTCGGCTGCGTGTGTAACTCATCGAATACAACGCCGTGGGTGTTGAAGCCGTGCTTGTTGCCAACGTCAGCAGAAAGCACCTGGTAGATACTGCCTGTGGGCAGATAAATCAGACGCTTTTGGGAATCAAGGATTTTGACCCGCTTTGCCAGAGCCGGACACATACGCACCATGTCGGCAGCTACATTAAAAACGATGGATGCCTGCTGTCGGTCAGCGGCACAGCCATAAACCTCGGCGCGTTCCTCACCATCACCGCAGGTCAGCAAAAGCGCAACAGCGGCAGCCAGTTCGGATTTTCCCTGTTTCTTGGGGATTTCGATATATGCGGTATTAAACTGGCGGTAGCCGTTGGGCTTCAGTGTTCCGAAAATGTCTCGGATGATCTGTTCCTGCCAGTCGATCAGTTCAAAGGGCTTTCTTGCCCAGGTACCTTTTGTATGGCAAAGGCACTCAATGAAACCGACCGCATAGTCAGCGGCATCCTTATCGTAGTAGGAGCCTTTGGACATGAAGCGGGTCGGTTTGTATTTCTTCAGCTTTCTGATATGCGGTCACCTCCTTCAAATGAGCATAAAAAATAGCCGCCACCATCATCGGTGCGACTTTCCGTATACGAGGAACAGAGCCTCTCGGCTCCATCCCAGGGCTGTGATATTGTTTTACTTCTTGGTGGGGATCGGCGGCTTGCCCGTGGTCAGCCATGCCAGCCAACACTGTTCGCAGGTGACCAGGTCGCAGGCAACCGCACCGCCTTCTTCAAAGGGTGGGTGTCCCTTGCTGATGATTTCTGCGATTTCCCCGGCAGTGGTGTCCAGAGCCTTGATGATTTCCAGTCCAGTTTTTGCCATAATGTTTCCTCCTCAGATTTACTTCACCTGTGCCATGCACCAGGCAATTGCGTGGCCGTTGTCTGCGAACCGCTCATCGGTCTTTCCCCAGGGTGCGAGTCTGCACTCGATGTCGCCAAGCCCGGTCTCATCGGGGGTTTCAACGAACTCGTAAATCTCTGCCGTAAAACCGCCTTTCCAGTGGCAGTCCGTAACAAAGACCTTGTCGCCGAACTGAATGACCGCGCCGTAGCTTGCGGAAACCTTCATTTGCAGCCGTTCCATCGTTGTGAATTCCATAATGTTTTCCTCCGTTTTTTCTGTGTTTTCCCTTTCGGTGTGACACATATTACCTCTGAAAGCACATAATATCCAGGGGTTTTGCGATAATAAACTACACGATTATTCAGCCGTTCTTACGGGGTGAATTTGTGTAGTTTATGACTCGCCCGTGAGGATGAAATTCACATATTCGGAGCGATGCTCCTCAAGGAAAATTACCAGTTCATAGAACCGCATTTCGTTGGCGATGTACTGTACCATCGGAACATCAAACATATTGGTACGGCCAGTCTTGCGGACTGCGAGGATCTGTTCTCGGATTTTATCGGTCATCGGTATTCGCCACCTTTCGACAAACATCGACACCGTAGGCTACATTCAAGCCGGAGCCGGTGTCCCAGGCAACCATGATGCTGCCGATGTCATCAACACCGATCACGGTGCCTTTCGTACCGATAGGCGGTGCCTGCGGGTCATCCATCTGCACCAGTTCCACCCGTGTACCCCTTGGGTAACGCTCACGGAGGGCTTGTAAGGCTTCTCTGGAGATTACTCGCATACTTCCACCTCCTTGGGCTGACCGCTTCTGAAGGCAGAACTGCCCGTC